AGAGGTCGCTGCGAAGCAGCGGGTGAGGGGAATTTATTCAGGTTTAGCTTCAAACTCTCTAGCCTCCATTCTCCTAAGTAGATCAGTGGCCCAATTAAGCAAACCTTTTAAATGTTCATCTAAATCAAGATTTTCACCATGTGTTTCAATGAATTTCAAATTCTGTGTAAAAAAAATTGTATCAATTTTGAGAGTTTCCTTATTACGAGCAACTCTAGCTACTGGGTCAAAATGTAGGTCTCCCCCTTTTTTTCCACCATATTTTTCACTATTATTGTGTTCCCACACCTTAAAATACTCGCTACTTAAAGCGCGGGACATTACTTTTTCTTGCTCTAGCCATGTCCTGACGTCCTTGCTTTTTAATTCATTGTATGCTTGAATTATGCGAGGGAAAGGTTGGTTTACTTCTCCTGCATCAGGGTTATCAGCTGCTGAACTTTGTACGCAAGAAAAATATACTAATGATAATATTAAACCACCCCAGTAAGAACGTTTTAGCATGGAAACTACCTATATACTTTAGATTATGCTATAAGTATACAGACAAAATGGTTAATAAAATGTTAATAATGTACCATATTTTCCCTGTTTTTCTACTTTGTTGTATTGATTCTATAATTAGCTAATTGATGGCCCTTAAGCCCATAATCAGCAAAGTCTTCAATACGCCCAAAAAGCTCTAAACAATCCTGAGTCTTGTCCTTTATCTCTTGTTCTTCTGCTCTTGTAATAAAAGGTTTTTCAGAAGCTTTTAAACAACTTTCTAGCGCTTCACAAGCTTGAGAAAACTCCCGTAACAACGTTGCTTTGAGCTGCTGAATATTTTCTGCTCTATAATCCTGGCAAGCAAGTGACCCTAATTGTGCGTTATGGGCTGCAAAAACATCTTGATCAGCTATTGATGGCAATTTTTTTAGACCCTGCTCCGTGTGATAATTATGGGTCCTCAATGTATGTAAACTTGAATATAATGGTGCTGCAGATCGACAGTACTCATCACCATGACTACTCCCTGCACCGGTTGCACTTTGAGCTCTTGCTTTCTCTGCCGCTTCTTTTGCTATGGCCTTTTTATACCAAATTTGGTCTATTGCGTAACTTTCCATAGCCAATTTGGCATCATCCAATAAATCCTTATAAACCTGTAAGGGAGTTTCTGTTTCCACACCCCAAGCAGATGACATGATGTTTATGCAGGTTAGTAAGGGTATCAATATTTTCTTCATTGTTTAGACTTTCAGGTTTGTTGGTGTTAATGAATAATAAAGACACATAGGACGAGTAATATGATCTCCTATATGGTTTATTGTGATTTCTATTTGATTTATTTATTTAAGAAAGCGAAGTCATGGCGAGGAGCAAAGCTCCGTGGCCATCTAGATATTCATTCAGGAGCAGGATAAAGAAATATTAAATCTCTTCTAGTTCTAACTGCCACCCTGCTTTTAAGCCCCATTCGTTTGTCTGTAGATTATAGCGCACAGTTCTCATATTTAACCAAGGGCGATAGCTTACAAAGCAAATAACTTGCCTATCTTTTAGTTGGATTTCTTGGTTATTGACGCTTTGAATTTCTAAAGGATTTTGTTTCCCATCAATGGCACTAACCGAACCTTCAACAGGGGATCGCTCCAGCATAATAGGTTTATTATCGGGATCTGGCATAACTTTTTGCCATAAACGTTGAATACAACCAACTTGAACAGGCGCTCCTGGGTTTAACCCTTCAGTAGCTAAACTTGCTTTATCGGTACAATAGATAATGGAACGATATTTAGAAATAGGACTACCAATATAAATTAATTCCCCATTAATTGTCCGACGGAGCTTTCCTTGTTCAAGCGGGATAATCTGTTGGATACAGCCTCTAGCTGATAGAGGAGGAAATCCGCCAACGCTTAAAATTAATTCTGTTTCCATCAATCACTACTCCGACCAACGAGGTTTATCATGAATTTGTCCTCGTAAACTTTCAGCTGCTTGCTCCTCTAACCATTCATGGATATGCTTAGAATTAACAATAATAGGCTGAGATCCTTCTTCTGCATCAGAAGTTACAGGATTCAGCAGACTTTGAATTAAAGGGTGGTCTAATTTGTCTTTACTAGGTGCCATTGGTGATTTACCCCCTTATTAAAACTTCATAATACTGTTGTACATCTCTTGGCTTATTAGCTACTGCTTTGCCCACAATACTTTCAGACATACGGATAACGCCTTCCTTGCCATTTTTTAAGTCTAGAACTTTTCCATCAATAAATTGGTGGATGCTATTGGCAATTTGAGCAGATTTGCTTCCCGTAAACGTTTGACAAAAAATCGAAGCTTTTAGTTTAAGACGAGCACTTGGACTTTGTTGAGTTAAACTCTTAGACGTCCATATCTCTTCCAATTCTAGTAACACAAAGGGCAAATCTATTTTTGGTGGGATAGCAAAGTGGATGTTCTCTGAAACACCTGCCTTCTGAAGATTTTCTTCATTTGAAAGCAGCTCTCGAATTGCGTTTAAAACTCCAAAATCAGGCATTATATTTTCCTTCTCCATAGTCTACAAATATTGCTTCTATTAACTCGCCCATGAAAGTAGGTCGAAATGGAAACAATATGTTTAAAATTTTACCTTTCCAGGTTAGCGCGTCTTGATCTGCATGTAAAGCATTTCTGTCAACATTTTTTCGCATAGTTATCCGGTAAAGACTTTTTTCTTTATGAAAAGAAATAGAGTTCCATTCTTCTTGTTGATTGCGGTTAAAGGTGGGCAAGGGCTTTACCATGGCCCATCTTTCTTCGCCTTCTATCCACTCCTCTTCATATTCTCCCTCTAAATTAAGAGTTAATTTTCTTTTTAAAAATTTAACCCGCTCTGTTAAATCGCTAGCATTAATTTTCTTCATACCAATCCTATCTGACGGTAAGGGGCTAATAATTCTTTAAAAAGATTCTCTTGATTTGAGGTTTTTTCATAACAAGAGGTTGTTCTATTTTCATAAAAGTCGGCTATTTTCAATAAGATTGCTTGCCGTATGCTAGCAGGCACATGTTTTGGGTAATCTCCATACCCAGCCCGGTAAGTAATCTCAATTGGCTCATAGGAAGAGGCACAGACAAGCTTTGGCAAAGAATAAGACATATCTAAAAAATAGCGTTTAATCTGTTGTTTCCGATCATTAGCGAAAACTTTATTGACAGAGACAACTTCTAAAAGGGGAGGGTGAGGAAGAAAGATCTTTACCAACTCTGTAACCTCTCCCTGAGGTAAATGCCAGACTAATTTCCATGTTTTACTAATCAGAGATTTCCCTAAGTAATTTTCAACGCTAACGGTGGTTGCTTGGATCAATGTGTGTAAGTAATCATCTTCACTTGCGTGATCAAGGCGCAAATGCGCCTTGACTTCTGCTAAGCTTAAAACGTCAATTTCACTACCTTTTAAAAGCGTTAACATAATTTATTCCTTTGCAAAGTGAACCACTTTAAATGCTTCTGGGTTAATGACATCTCCTCCAACACGTTTTGTGGTATAGAACTCAACAAAAGGCTTGGCGCTATAAGGGTCGCGAAGAATGTGCAGACTTCCCCGATCGACAATTTGATAACCTTCATAAAAATTAGCGAAGGCAATCGAAAGGCTTGCCTGTCCTCTGATTAAGGCTGGCATCTCGTCGACGATTACCACTTTGTGTCCTAATAAAGTATGAGGCTGACCAGCGACCAAACCAGGCTGCCATAAATAGTTTCCAGTCGATTTATCTTTTAATCGACGGATAGTGGCCATCGCACTTCTTGACATCATCCATACAGCGCCTGTTAGGTATTCAGGCTTCATGGAATTTAAAGTCTCCAATAAAACGTCACTGTTCTGGAGCTCGCCATCAAGGCCCGTTTTAAAGACTTCCAAGGAACGGGGATCTTTTGAAAGATAATTTAAAAAACCCCGAGGTTTATTATCGCCATCACCATGGATAAACGCTAACGTTTCAGCCCGAGCAATTTTGTCAACGATTTTGCTAACTAGCCAATTTTCTAAATCAATACTTGAATCATCTAAAAGTTTCTGACTGGCTCTGGGCTTGGCATAAATTTGATGAGTAGAAATTCTTAATTTGGTTAATTCAGGCGTGCTAGTTTCTACCCGTTCTTCAATTTCATTAACCCAGCCAACATCTGCGTCACCTTTATCCAGTAACAACTCTAAGCTATCGCTGGAAATATTTGTAACCCGAGCTAACCCTCTGAAAGGGGAGGCTTGTAATAAATTTTGCTGAATATGATCTCTGGTAGGTTCAGGCAGAAAATAGCCACCTCTAGGACCTTCTTGGCTGGTCAAGGATTTTTGGTCGTAACTTTCTGTGCCTTTGGCAATATAATTAAAGAAAGATTTTGTTAAAGGATCATGCTTATATTTTTCTTCGTTATTGGCTGTAAAAGGACGGTGCTGAGCCGAATAAAGTTGCTTTAAGCGGTGCTCTTGTTTTTGTTGAAAATGACTAAAAGAGTTTTCTAAACCTTGCAACGCTTCGTCAATTTTAGTTAAAGTATTAGTATGTTCCATTGCTATTTTCCTTTTGATAAAAAAAAAGAAGCAGTGAAAACTGCTTCTTGGTTAATATACCCGATTGGGTATAATCTCTATTATGTCTTGGTATTTCACCTCTCCCACAAGGCTATCTATTACCCACAAGTTTTTGTGTTACAAAATACCATGCCAAATCGTTGATTTTTGATCGGAATTCTATAGAGAACCAATAAAATTAAGGATAGTAAAGACAAAATTAGGCTAAAAAATCATGCCTCTCTCCAAAAATTAATGGATTAAATCATGAACATGAAAGCTCAATACTTATATTTTCTGCCCCTAAAAACTTGTGGGTAATAGATAGCCCACAAGGGGAGGAGGTGAAAGCCATTTAACCTTATACTGAGGTTAATCCATAGTCGGGGTTATAAGGGCTCTTACGTCGGACTGAGGTTAGAATAGGTTTCTATTTACGATTAACCTACCCTTCATTTATGCAATAACGCTTTACTCTGTTGCTTGAGAGCCTTCTGGTGGGGAGGGCTGCTGTATCTCAGGTTTGGCTTCAAACTCTCTAGCTTTGATTCTACGTTTTATCGCAGTGGTTCTATTATATAAAGAATTTAAATAATCGTTTAAATCTAGTTGACGCCTGTGCTGACTGAAATATTCACGATCCTCTAGAAAAAAAATTCCATGGATCTGGGCATATTGTTTTCCGCAATCTTCATCAACTCTTTTATCAAGAGATAGTAATGTAATGCCTCTTTTTACTCCATATTTTTCACAATTGTTCTCCTCCCACCAATTATAAAATTCATCTTTTAACGCGCTCCACATAGCGAAAGATTGTTTCATAGCAGTTCTAAGAGGGTGTTCATTGACAGTTCCGTCAGCCTGATTTTGCAACTCTCTAAAAGTTTGATCTATAGATGCGCGAGGATATCTCCTTAACAATTCTTCTGTGTCGATATCACCAGCAGATGTGCGAGGCAATATAACTACTGATGCTTCTATATCGATATTATCAACTGTTGAAGCTTGTACGTACGAAAAGCACCCTAATAATATTAAAGTAGCCCAGTAAAAATATTTTAACATAAAATCGCCTATATAATTAAATAAATATTATATTTTTAAGCATAAAGGCAGAATATTACTAAATAGTTAAGAATCTATTATTTTATAATTTCACATTTTACTGGTTTGTAATTCATGGGCTTTAAACCCATACTCAGCAAACCTCTCAATACGCCTCAACAGCTCTAAACAGTCCTCGGCTTTCTCCTTTATCTCGTGTTCTTTTGCTTTTGGAATAAAAGCTCTTTCACCGAGTAGACTTCTTTCTAAAGCCTCACAAGCTTGAGAAAACTCTCGTAACAAAGTTTTTTTGAATTGTTGTATATTTTCTGCTCTATAATCTTGGCAAGCAATCGGCCCCCATTGAGCGTTATAAGCTGCAAAAACAGCTTGGTCATTTATTGATTGCAATTTTTCTATATCTTGCTTTACATGGTAATTTAGCTCCTTAAATGTGTGTAAACTTGAATATAACGGCGCAGATCGACAGTACCCGCCCCCATCTGAACCAGTTGAACTTTGAGCTCTTGCCTTCTCTGCCTCCTCCTTTGCTACGGCTTTTTTATAGTCAATTTGATCTGTTTCGTAACTCTCTATAGCCAATTGGGCATCAGCCAACAAATCCTTATAAATCTGGTGGGGGCTTTCTGTTTCCATCGCCCCAGCAGATGATATAATGTTTATGCAAGTTAATAGTTGTATAAGTATTTTTTTCATTGTGTAGACTTTCAATTTTTTTGGTATATTAAGAAAAGCTTCACATTTGATAGGCTGAAGTTTCTTGAAAAAACATAGCTTCAACCTTCTTAAAACGCTGGACTAAAAGATCTAATCTTTGAGAATCTAAAAGCAATTGTTTATGAGCCGTAACCTTAGCTGCAGGATTAGCCGCAAAAGTAACTAAAGAAATTTCATGCAAATCAATTTCCTGCAGCAGTCTATGTTTGTTTTGTCGTTGTGCTTTAACCACGTCATAACCAATCGATAAACCATCAACAACGCCAGCTTTTAAAAGAGTATAGGCTTCTTTCCCTTGACGAATATCCAGCAACAATTTACCTTCCACAAACAATCCGTGCTCGTCTTCTCGAATGCTTTTCCACAGACCAATCGGTATTTTAGGATCGTGCTGCCATAGCATTTTTGGTAGTTGCTGACTAAGCTGCCATTTTTGTAGGCTTTTATTAAAGGCACCCGGCATAACTAATTCTTGTTGAAGATCAATATTATTAAAAACACTGGCGTATCCTTTAAAACTTCCATCTTCTTCAAAACTCTTAATATTAAATATATGATTTTTTGTTTCCATTCTTTCTCTCCTTTCTAATAAATCAAAATCTATAAAACATCGCCTTCTGGCAAAGGCCCATACCCCACCGCTTGACGTTTTTCATTAATGGTTAAGAAATTGGCTTGGCTGATTTTGGCCCACGCGGCTTCACGACGCGGGGCTAGGGCAGGAATAGCATCCATGTCATAGCCTAACCGCAGGTTTTCACCGAAATATGAAGTTAGCCATAAGTTGAATTCAGTGACTAATAATTCTAAAAGTGGCAGAATCGTGTCCTCCCACAAATGGAAACGGGCCTCTTTATAGTTTGCGAACGTAGCATCTCCTGGTACACCTGCTAACATAGGCGGTACGCCAAAAGCTTGGGCGATTTCTCTAGCCGATAAATTTTTACCTTCTATGAAATCTAAATCTTTCGGAGATAACCCCATCTCTTTCCATTCAAAGTCACCCTCTAACATAATTACCCGTCCAGCATTCCTTGTTCCCTCATAAGCAGCACGCAAATCGTGTCGTAAACTTTGCCGTTGCTCCTCCGTTAAAGGATAGCTATTAGGTGTTGGCCTAACCATTAACGCTCCAGAGGGGCGTCCTCCGTTCTGCATCAAAGATAAATTATGGCCTGCGACTGCATTATGCTGATCAATCGCCCCACTGGCAGCTTCAAGAGGACTCATGCCATACCAATCGTTTAAAGGGTTAAACAACTTAAGGTGTAAGACAGATGAGCGGCCAGACAGCGGGTCAACAGGAATATATTTTTTATGCCCTCCCACAGCATACTCAAAGGCTTCCGCTACTCCTCCGCTACCTGGTATGACTTTCATTCGGTCAGGCCGTAGAGGGTATAATTCCTGCGGTTGTTTTAAATCATTAAAAACCGCTTCAATATAAGTATTTCCCGATAAAAGCAGATAACTAATCACGGACTCTATAAAAGCTGATTCAGCGTGACGAGGACTTGGTGTTTTTAAAAGATCTAATAAAGGGTGCTTTTCAAGCTCGTGCTCAGCATGTTTTTTTCTCTCATATAATAACCAGGGCACGCTGGCTAATCCACGAGCGATTAAATTAACACATCTATAAACGATGACGTTTTTTTGATACCCTTCATCAGCTAAACTATCGTAACGTTTTGGGGTCCAAATGGGTTGGCCTAATGTTCCATAGGCCAATAAGGGACTAACTTGACTCATCTTTTGGTGCAGCCCAGGTTCTTTTTTTAAAGATACTGGCCATAGACGAGCAAGATACTTATGCCATGATGCCATAAATAACCTCTCTAAGAATTAAATTGTTTTAGGGAAAACAGATATTTTACCTCTCCCCTTGTGGGAGAGGTCGCTGCGGAGCAGCGGTTGAGGGGAACAGACACGTTTCAGGAGACGGTTGCTCATACCAATGTTCATTCTACATTTAGTTTTATATCTATTAGGCTAAAGCCCACAACTTTTAAAATAGCCCATAAAAAATCCCAAATAATTATAGTAAAAACTTAGTAAAATATTAATTTGTTCTATTCATAATAAACTTAATATTTATAAACATGTCGATTTTCTGATGAATCTGAATTATAGCCATTTGAGTAATGTTTATTTAAAACTTATTTTTCTATCGATGATGCTTTTAACCATTAAAAATGTCATAGCTTGTGAGCTAAAAGATAGAGAGAGCGACTGCTCTTCTTCTACTGGCGTTATCTCCGCGATGTCTGTCGAATCTTGGGATAGTGAGGGAGATTGTAGCTGCGGTGTACTAAGCCCTGATTCAAGCGAAGTAGGCCGAAGGTGGTTTAAAATGGTTGTTGGTGGAAGAGCTTTAATTGAAGGAGCTTGGGACGCTTTAGAACAGGAAAGGGCAGGGGACAAAATAAAGGACTACTTAGGAATTGTTTGCCCTAGAAAAGAGCAACAAATAGAATTTACCAGTCAACTTCATTCAACAATTGACTTTATGAGTGGTTGGTTCCCGTTGTTATGTATTCAACTCTTTTGGTTACACGGTGACACCTCATCTCATATAATCCCCATGCCGTTAGAGTTAGTTGCCTGTCAAACCTCTTCTACTTTAACTTGGAAGGTGCCTCATATATCTGAAACACTAGATAGACTGGAAAGAGATTTAAAACACCTTAAAAGGGACCTTTCAAGCGAACAGGCTCCTGAAGATTTATTAGCAAGAACGATGATTACCTTGTTTAATCTACGGAAATTGAGAAGTTTTGCTGCTATCATAGATAGAAGTGTCAGAAGAGTTGTTGATGTTTGCAGGCTCTTTCAACGAAGAGATCCTGCTGATCATGGGGTGTGCCCTTTTGCTATTGAGGTAAAAGATCATAATGATTTAGGCGCAGTGGTAAGTCTTTGGCCTTATTTAGGAAACCTTACAAATATTCGGTTTATAAATCTGGACTTCGACGAATCTTGTTTGATGTCGGATATATTGCGGCAAACTTTGCCTCTTTTAAGAGGGTTAGAAAGTGTCAGTATTTCTAATTGTCTCTGTTTACCTGTTTCGAGTTTAGGAAAGATTGTAACTGGGTTAAGGAATTTAAGAAGGTTACAAGTTTTTGAAGTGACAGGGACTGTTTTAAGCCCAGACCATTTGCAAGTTCTAGCAGCCGTTATCCAAATTCCTAGTTTAACAACTTTAAGTTTAAGGGAGGCTTCAATAGATAATTCAGGAGCCCAAGCTTTAGCCACAGCTTTAAGAGGTATGACGGGTCCATGCGCTTTAGAAATGTTACAGTTAAGTGACAACTTACTGGGAAGAGAAGGGGCTGCCGCTTTAATCAGCGTTTTTCAGGAAAAGAGAGATGCAGGAATATTTCCCAGCTTTAATTCTCTGGATTTAACGCAAGATGATAATCTAACTTTTGATGAAATGGTCGAACTTTACGGACTGGCAGGGTAACGCTCTTAAATAATTAGGAGATGAGTTCTCATCTCCTTTTCTAATTTCTGTTATTTCTGTTATAATCTCTTAAAATCCTTACGTGTACAAATGTTCAATGGCGGCGGGTAATTTAAGCTCAACATCCCTCATGGTTTCTGCTGCTCTAAGGGTTGCGGCTACTGTACTATCCGTCATAACATCATCAACTGCTAGGCCCGTATCTTGTAAGTGTTTCGTCACCCAAGCTCTAGCCATCCGTTCCAAGCACCATAAGGCTTCTCTGTTCTACCGATGCGCGCCAAAGCCTCTAATAACACACCGGGGGTAGTAGGACTTCCTTCCAATGCGGAAGCGTCACCTTTAACACTAACTTCCTCATGTGGAAAAGCTGTTCCTAACGCTTTCGATATTTCTATCATCAGTCGTCTCGCAAAGTGGGTTTTCCCAACCCCAGGTTTCCCTACTATGTTAAGACAAGAAAACCCTTTATCTGCTGTGGCAAGCTGCTGTAAAAATTTTCTGATAGCAGCCTTTAATTTTGTTGGGGCATTGGGCCTAATAGCTGCATCACCGCATTCACCATCCATCGTAGTACTGGCAGCATCGGCCGTAGATCCAGAACCACCCCCACCAGAAGATCCATCACTCCCCTCATAGTCGTCAAAAAAATTATCTAGCCACTCACCAATAGTCGTCATTTTTTCTCCTACCTCTCTTGCTGTCAGCGGAGGACGATAGGGATAACGGTTTGTTTGCGGAAGGTGGGAAACTATCTGAAGAAACCTGACGGCCTGGATGTAACTTATTGTTCTCATTCGTGCTGCACCAAGCGTATTTATTGCTTGAAGACGTAAATCGTGAGGTACATAAGGCATTATTTCAGCAAACTTCTGTTCCCATCGAGCGTAAGGATCATTACCGGGGCGAAGAAGTGTATAAAAAGCTTTCCCGAAACTCTTGATAGTGTTAAGGGCAGCACCAACGCAAACAAAAATCAGCAAACTGCCGCCTGCGCTATTTGGTGACATAAACATTAAAGCCGCAGACAAAAAAGAACCATAAAGAGCGATATTGATGAGGCCTTCATAAACAGGTCTTAAGACGGCGTCTCGTTTACACCGATCAAGGTTTGCTAAAATGGCTGCTGACATAGCGTGTTGCCTTCTTTCATAATCTTCATCACTTAAGGTGATTGTCATGGCTGAAGATTCTCCTGCCGTTCCAGAACGGCTAGAACAAGAAGATGCCGCACCCCTTCGCCTTAGCGTACTACTACTACCTAATAAGGGGGCTGTAGGGCACAGCTGTACAGAGTTGACAAAGTTAAATGGGTGTAGTATTTGGTATAAGTTTTAACCAAATTAAAGATTTACACGGGATGATTGAGAAAGTTATTAATTCCCTACCT